GTCTGAGAAGGACATTTTTGTGAATGTCATCACCGGGCGCAGCGTTACCGCAGCCATCACGACGACAAGGCCGGAAAAGTCCCACGTTGCTGCGCTGGTGGCTGCAGCGTTAATTTCCCAGTAGTACGGGCTGGCAGATGTCACCACGCTATTCGTGTGGCGAATCACATCACCGGACTTGCCTGCGTAGCTGATGCCAATGGCATTGTTTGCGCCGTGGTAGTTAATCTCGCGCTTGTCTCGGTTGTAGATGCGGGGGAACTGCAGGGCACCCGCGTCGATCTGGAAATTAACGGCATCGCCACCGCCGATTTGAATGGGAACAATGGCCAGCAACCCACCAGCGCCCTGCTTTTGAACGAGCTTGAGGCGCAAGAATTTACCAATCTGGTAAAGACCCTCGCTGTCCACCGGGGTATTGGCATCACCACCGGCGGCCACCACTTTGTTGATAACGTGGTAATCGCAGTGGTATTGCGCCAACGCGGCCAAGTTGCCACGGTTGAGCGCCCACACGCGGTTGATGGCCGACACGGTAGGCGGCGTAGCGCTTTGGCCTGACTGGGTTTGCGTCTGGTTCACCTGGATTGAGAAAATCGCGCGGCCCTCGGTGTTGACCAAGTTGTCACGCGCCAGCACTTGGAAAATCCGGTAGTTGGCCGTGGAGCCCACCGCAATGAACAATCCACCCGTTTTAATTGAGCCAGTGCCCCAGTTAGCAGCCTTGGGTGTTGACTCCATAACGGAACCCACCAGCCAGCCCGTTGACATATCAATGGGCGTTGTGGGTATCTGCAACTCAAACCCAGTGAGCGCCGTTGCCGAAACGGCAGGCGTTGAACTCACAGCATTGGAATAGGGGTTGATATGCGAATCAGGCACAGCAGCCAGCGCGTCAAAGGTGCCAGTCAGCGTGCCCAAGTGGGTAATGAAGCTGGTCACGCTCAATGGCGTGGCCTTAAAGTTTTCGTTGTTGCGCGTGGTGGCGCTGGCCCACCAGTGTCCGTCCATCACTTTGGTGCCAATGCTTACGGAGTCATCAATGTACGGTGGTATCACTCCACCAGCTTTGTGCTTGATGCCCACCACAAACTCATTGCGCACCGCAGTCAGAGATGCATTCCATTTTGATGTTGGGGTAAGGCCGGGTGTGCGCTGCACATACCACCCAGCGCATGCCCCGGCCATCGTCTTACTGCCAGCGGTGACGTTGGTTCCACCGTTGTCACTGGAATCCAAGAAGTGCACTGGGCCGGGTGCCGAGTGGCACATAGTTGGCGTGGTGGTAGTGGAGTCGATGCCAATGTAGTGCAGCAATAGCGTATCGGCACTGGTCGTTGTGATGCTGGCTGTGGTGAATTCGCTTACCGTAGCAAACGTGGCAGCGGCTGGCGTTCCATCCAAAAATGTGGTCAGGTCAGCATCACGAATCAGGAAGGCATGGCCGTGGCTGGCATTGGTGACAGACAGTGTGATGGTGCAGGATTCTGCAGCGCTGGCGCACTTTTTGTACCACATGCTGGAGTACAGGCCGGTGGCCGTGGCCGGGTTGCCAACCGTTGCACCGATCTGCGTCCACCCCGCAGTAGCAGTGAAGGCCACCGCAGCCTCGGCCTCGCATGTGATGCCAATGACAAGGTATTCGTCGGCAATGTGCGGGGGAAAGTCGGCTGCAGCAAAGACAAGCGTGGTTGCCTTTGCTGAGTTTGACTTGGTGGTGAAGTCTGCAACGTAGGCCATTGGTCAGGCAAACATGAACCAGCAGCGGAAACCTGTCGCCGCTGAAATTAGCTTGGCATCCACCACCAGCTTTCCATCTACCGGGATGTTGGCATTCACAAACGTGGTGTCAAGATCACCCCATGCCTCTTGTGTAATCTGTGAGTACACCAAATCAGAAGGCACGGCGTTATCGTTGATAAGCGCATTGATGGCCTCAAACTCCACCCAGCCCTCGGGGACGATCAGCAGAAAATCACTCATGGTCGCGCTCCTTTTTGACGCTGATGCCAGCGGCACGCAATGCGTCGTGAATGGGGTCATCCATACTCACTTTGAGCTTGACGCGCTGCTCATCAAGCTCCCAGTCGGTGCGAATGGATGTGATGTTGGGAATGGCGATGCCATTCCAGAACACTTGTGCAGTGGGTGTATTGAGGCCCATCAGTGTGAGCGCTCCTTGGGCAGTTTGGGTCATAGTTAAGCTCCTGCGGATATAGGTATGACAGTGCTTGCCGCCTGGATAGGTGTGGTGCGTGCTTCTGGCACCACCTCGGCCCCCCGGCCCTCTGCGGATACATCGAGGTGCCTCAGATCAGCGGCGACAGCTCCACTGCGACTCTCTGACGCAACCGTGGAGGTCCGCTTTGGGTCCGGCACGACTCACCGCTCCACAATCTTCAGGTCGATAGAGCGGTCGTCGGTACGTCCGCCCGCCGTGGTGACCCGACAAGTGAGCTTAAGGGTCTCACCGACTACGCCACCTGAGACGAACACCGTAGCGGTGGTCGGCGTGTTGGATTGGGACACCTGCGTCAAGCCCGTTGCAAGCACCCACGTCACGGCGGATATGGTGTCGTTCAGCGGGGTCAGGTAAGGTGTCCAGTCGAACGTGTAGTCGAGAACCGCGTTAGGGTCTTTTTTGTATGCCATCAGATACCCCCATAGACCACAGCACCGGCAGAGTGCATCAAGCGACTCTGCTCGACCTTGGCAGCAGCGCAGTAGCGCTCGAATTTCTCTTGGTACTCAGCGGCCTTCTTCGCGTCGTACGTGTCGGCATCCTGCACGCCGTAGGCGCGGTGCTTGCACCAGAGCATGAGGAATATGTGGTGCTGCTCGTCGATCTCGAAGTCGTCGCCAGCACCCACGGTGTTGGACAGACGGAAGACGCGCATGTCCAAGGTCGCCGCGACGCTGGGCATGGGGTGGGCGCGGAAGCTGCCCTTCTCCAAGCCGGTGATCAGGTTGCGGATGGGTGCCTTGAGCCCGTCGAAGCGCAAGTTCATGGACGCCATCTTCTCGACGGGGACCAGAGGGACGTCGCGGCCAGTGGCAGCGTCCACGACGCTACGCACTTTCAGAATAGAGGGGTCGTACTTGTACCACTCGGTGTCAGGTACGACCTTCAGCTTGAAGCTGCGGGCATCTTCGATGCCGTAGGTGAGGCGGCAGAACTGCTTCTGGGCGTCGTCGATGTACTTGTACAGCGTCTCGTCCGACCAGAAGTACGGGGCTACAGAGTCAAACAACTCCGTGCGCAAGTCCGCAAGCAGCTCTGTCGTGTTCATGGGTTACTCGTCACCAGACTTGGTTTTGAACGCGGTCCAGGCGGCGTCGCGTTCCTTGTTCTGCACAGTCCAGCCCAGGATCGTGGACAGCACCTTGGCGTGGGGCGAGCCTGCGGCGGTGAAGTCTTCGCGCTTGCCGCGCAGAGTCACCGTCTCGAAGGCTTCAAAAATAGCTTGTTGACGGGCGGACGGATCAGTGGGCTCGACCACTTCGTCGCCGGTCTTCGGTTCCAGGTCCAGCTCGGTCTCTGGCACAGCGCCAGCCGACATGACTTCTTCGTACATCGAAGGAGGGACGTGGGTAAGTTCACCCTTCACGAACTCAACAGTGTGGCCACTGGTGGACGCGATGGTGCGATTGCGGTGCATCACAAATTTCATTTTTAGGTTCTCCGTGGGGTGGATGGGAGAACGGGGCCGAAGCCCCGTTCACTCAGGTCACTTAGGCCGTGACAACTTCGTCTTGCTTGCCGTCGATGGTGTAGTCCACGCGGACGCGGACCTTACCTGCGGTGGCAGTGGCTGTGAGGCCGGAAGTGGTCAGACGGATGTTCTGACCGTTGTTGCACAGCAGAGGTGCAGTCAAGAGCAGCGGGGTACGCGATCCGGCTGCGGCTGCGTCCAAGTCCAGAGCGGAGATCAGGGCAGAGGTGCTGCCTGCGATACCCAGGTTCAGGAGAGCGGCTGCGCCGACGCCCACGAACGCAGTCTCGACGATCACAGCACCGCCAGTGATCACAGCACCCATGGGCATGGGGATGCAGTCAAAGACGATGCCTGTAC